ATAACCAGCTATGGTAAAAGCACACGACGTGGGTAACTAAGGTATAAAAACTGACTCGTAAGAGAACGCCGTAAACTATAGCGTAGAAATACTAATACAAAGGATAAAATTAGAATGACATATTCATCAGGCAACACCATTGTAGACGACGACTACAATATTTTCGCTACAGGTAACGCCGCAGGCACTGGCGATGACACAGTTGCAAATATTAACACAATTTGGGGCGGTGGTACAGGCGATAAAGGCTACGGGCAATCAACAACATTACCAGCAGTGTCTGCTGGAGCAACAGTATCAGCTACAAGTTGGGCAAACCTAGTTGCTAGAAATGCTTCACTAGCATCACATCAAGGAACATCTATTACGACTATAAGTGCTCCAAGTGCTGGCGACACAATCAGTGCTTATGCGGCACTCAGTGCAAATATTACAGCAGTATTCAATGCCAGAAACAATGCTGCCGCAGAAGGAAGTGACGCATCTGTCACAACAAGTTCAACATCAGGTTGGAATACTAGTTCGACACTATCAAAAACAATTACTTTTGCCAGTGCAGCTCAAGCAAGATATTTTTTTAACGCTGGCGGACAAATAAGACTATCATGGAGTAGATCAGGTGGTACAACAAGCACACAGAATACTACATGGTCAGACTTGCTAACTGCTTCAGGTACATTAGTACTAACCGGTGCAGCCGCAAGTAAAACCATAAACAGTGTTGCATACACAGGTCTAACAAAGATTGGTGGATCAGGTACGCCTACTACGCTTACAACAACTGAAGGTTACTATGCACTAGACGGAACACCAAGTTTAAACTTTAAACAAATTCCAACAGGTACATACGGTGCAAACGAAATTGAAGTTTCATACAGTGTGTCAGGTGCAGTGTTAACAATTTACACAGATTTATCAGATGACTATACTCCGCCAGATCCAGCATCACCGGATCTCATTGACGGAACATTATCACAAATTACAACTGTACGTCCACCAAGTACAGGAAATATCTCAGACACTTGGGGAACTATTACACAAAACACACCAAGTTGGACACAGTCATAATATTTTAATACAAAAAAACCTAAAAACTCTAGTTTTTATTAACTAGGGTTTTTTTGTGGCTAAGTAAAAATATGAACACAGAATCATTGAGACAACGAATCCGTACAAGATTTGACCATAAACAGGCAAGGCTTGTGCTGAAAGAAACCTATCAAGCAAAAATGATATTTGCACACAATGGCGGTATGTGGCGTGCTGGACCAGAGCTTTTAAACATATGTAAACTATGTGCCGGCGAAGCAGTACTACAAGATATCTATGATACGCCCGTGAAAGTAGATACAGAACTTTTGTACAATTATGCAATGGAAATATGGCAAGAACAAATGAACGCTTGGCTAGATGAATACGACGCAGTATCCAAAAACAGATGACCACTGGTGCTTTACTATTTGCATTTGATAGCGAAGTAAAATATACATTACTCGCAAATGAATGTGCAAAAAGAATTAAAAGGTATCTCAATATTCCAGTTAGCCTTGTGACTGATATAAAACTAGACACAGATTTATACGATCAACAAGTAATTGTTGAGAAACCAACTAATAAAAATCGTCACCAATCACGAATATGGTATAATGGCAGACGTAGTCATGCATTTGATTATACACCATATCAAAGAACTATAATACTAGATACCGACTATATGTTGAATAGTAGTAATTTATTAACTTGTATTAACTCTACCCAGTCTTTTTTTGCACATAAAACTGTTCAACCTGTGTTTAAGAATAAACATATTGAAAAATTTGGTAACAGAGATACCCACATGTGGTGGGCTACTGTTGTTGTTTTTGACAAAAGCAAATTTAGCAATGATGTATTTGACTGTTGGAAAATGGTTGAGCAGAATTATTACCATTATGCAAGTATATTTGAATTTGACCCAAGACAGTTTCGTAACGATTTTGCTTTGAGTATTGCATTACTCATATGTAATGGTACAGGCACTGAACAATGTGATATACCTTGGCCATTATTTAATGTTGACCCAAAAATCAAAGTAGCATATGACGGAAAATGGTGGTTAGAACACACTACCAGACGTTTATGTATTGAACACAACGACCTGCATATTATGGGAAAAGAATATCTGGAGAAGCTCTATGCCGTATGAAGCAGATAGAGGGTACTTAATAGTTGGTAGTAAAGACTATATTGCATGTGCTGAAACACTAGCAAAAAGTCTGCGTTATTGGCACCCAGATGTAAAAATATGTTTACTCACTGATGTTGAATACAGTAATGCATTATTTGATTATGTTAAACAGTTTCCTTATGGTAATACAGGTGGATGGACAACTGATTGGCAAGTTTTTCATGCTAGTCCGTTTCACGAAACTGTAAAGTTAGAAGCAGATATGATTGTAAGCGGTCCGGTGGATCATTGGTGGAACTTGTATAGAACAAAGCCAGTTTGGATATCAACTGGTTGTAGAAACTTTCATAATAATCCAAGTAAAGTAAGAAAGTATAGAAAGATATTTGATAAAAATAAATTGACAGATGTTTATAATGCTATTACGTATTGGCGTATGAGTGTTGAAGCAAAACAATTTTTTACAGAAGTACAAAAAACGTTTGAAAACTGGGATAGTGCAAAAGATATAATACAAGGTGGACACGATGAAGTAGCTAACACTGATTTAATTTATGCTTTATGCGAAGATAATTATTGTACACCTGGTTATGGCCCACAGATTGTTCATATGAAACCAGCAATACTTGGAACTAGTGCAGAAGATTGGAACAAGGAACTGATCTGGGAAATTGTCAATGGTGTGATGCGTATAAATGGGCATAATCAATATGGGTTTGTACATTATCATCAAAAATATCTTGCAACAGAACTAGGAAATTGCTATGACTGAGAAAGTAGACTTCTTCAAAATATTCGAAGAGCATGGAAAACCAGTAAAACAGGTTGACAAAAAATATAAATTATACTATAATAAACAAACAGGTAAGGCCTTACAGTATTCAACTGAGGATCTAGACGGTGATTATATTGAGATTACCAAACAACAGTATGCTGAAAGCCGTTACGATAGCATTGTACTAAATGGTAAGTTGACAAGCATTATAGATGCAGTTCGATGGCGAAAGTTAGTACCTGGAGATGAAGGAGTTGCTTGTGCAGTTGACAATGTGATGATTGTCGACACTAATAGTTCAGTAAAATGGAAAGTTAAAACCTATTATGCTGATTAAAATAGATTGGAAAAACAATGAAACACCTAATTATACTGGTGTTACTGCTTACCGCATTTAACACCAACGCTCAAGAATTACCAAAACCAAAGCCAGACAGAACACAGCTATTGTTAAACATGCAGGTACCATGCAGTAAGCAAGGCATTGATTATCTTTCAGATATCGTAAACCAGCATGGCGAACAAGAGTTTGCATCTGGAGTATTTGCAATTAAACCAATTATGAAACCTGATATGGTCACTGTTGATTTGCTTATGTATGTGAATCCTAAAACAAGAACATTTACAATTTTCAGTTATCAAAAAGTTAATGGCTTTAACGTTGCCTGCGTAATTGCTGGCGGTACTGATTTTACGCCATTCTCAGGAGAGTATAGAAAGAATGATTGATGTTGCAGATTTAGATTGCATATACCTGAGCTATGATGAACCCAAAAAAGAAGAGTTTTGGATAAAGATACGCAATATGGTGCCGTGGGCAAAACGTGTTGACGGAGTGCATGGTTCCGATGCAGCACACAAAGCGGCTGCTGATGCAAGTGATACTGAACGTTTCATCTTGATCGATGGTGATAACCTGCCACAAGAAAGTTTTTTTAACGAAACAATAGAATATAAAACTGAGCATTATGAACAAGCAGTGTACAGATGGCGTGCCCGTAACGACGTCAACGGACTTATGTATGGCAACGGTGGTCTAAGCTCATGGACTAAAACATTTGTAAAAAATATGCGTACACACGAAGCAAGTGCAGGTGCAGATGATACTGATGTAGAATTTTGCTTTGATGATCTGTATTGGCCAATGTACAACTGCTATTCAACTACCTATCCTGGAGAAAGTGCAAAACATGCGTTTCGTGCAGGATTCCGTGAAGGTGTAAAGATGTGCCTTGATAGAGGTGCTAAACCAAGTGCAAGCGAATTTCGTGAAAGTGTACATAATAGGAACCTAGATCATTTAACCATATGGCATAATATAGGTGCAGATACAGAACATGGCTTGTGGGCCATTGCCGGAGCACGTCTTGGCACTTGGAAAACCATGCTTAGTGATTGGAACTATAAGCAAGTCCAAGATTTTGCTATTTTAGAAAGCATATGGGATGAAGTTAAGGATACTAATCCTGAATTACTATTGCTTGATAAACAAGATGAATTACATAGACAACTTGGTTTGCCAATGAATACATATACTGCTGAGCAAAGTAAATTTTTTAAACATCATTATCGTAGCAACTGGCATAATCAATCTATTATGACACGTGAAATTGATGTTATTAGGAGTCAAGAAGGATGGTAAAAACTGTTATTTCTTTTTACCCTGGAGCAGGTGGAAGTAGGTATTCACAAAAAACTCTTGGAAAAGATTGGAATGACCCTGATCGAGTATATGATGACTTTATCCAACAAAAATATAACCACAAGTATTTGCAAGAAATTAACACTGATGAAGATCTAGTATTAACACACAATGTTAATTCAATTTATATAAAAAGTTGTTTTCCTGATCATAAATTAATTCAAATAGTTTACGGATTACAACCCTGTTTGAGAAGAGAATGGAAACTAATTGGAATAGAAAGATATATAGACAGGACACCACCTCCGCCTAGACTGGAGCATTATAATGCCTGCAAAGATCCTTCCTGGCCTAATTTAGATTCAGATTCTGAAATAGAAGAGCTGCCTCTGGATATACGCACCGAGTTAGATAAAGATTATGCAAAGTCCTATCAATCGCAAGATTATACGAGAGACTCTTGCATTAGCACAATTAAATGGCATAAAGATTATTATAAAAAGTCACCTCTTGATATTAGTCGTGCTGATTTAGTAGTTGATTTAAACCACGCAAAAGATGCTTTTTCTCAATTTATGAAATTAGAAATAGACAAATATCAGAGTGCATTATTTGATTCTGAATGGAAGAAAATATGAAACAAAACAAAGGTGACGAAGTTGGCAACGATTTCAAATCAAAATTCCTTAATGATGCTGAAATAGCACAACAAAAACTAGATACAGTTTCTCCTAGTATGTGCTTGGCTAAATGGAAGCAACTAAGTTTGCACTTAACAACTGGTATGAACAACAGTTGTTATCATCCTCCACTGCACAGAGCAGATGCTGATGCTATTAAACTTAATCCTAGTGCTTTACACAACACAGAACACAAGAAGCAACAACGTAAACTTATGCTTGAAGGCACTAGACCGCCAGAGTGCAGTTATTGTTGGGCTATGGAAGACAACAACAAACTCAGTGATAGACACTACCGTTCAGGCGAGCCGTGGGCAATGAAGGACTTCGAAACTATAAAAAATGCACCGTGGGATCAAGATATAGTTCCAAGTTATGTTGAAGTCGATTTCAACAGTGCTTGTAACCTAAGTTGTAGTTATTGCTCGCCACAGTACAGTAGCTCATGGATGAAAGAAACACAACGTGAAGGTGCATGGCCAACCTTAACACCACACAATGACCCTAGCCACTTTGTAGGAGAACGCAGGCCCATACCCGCAAGAGAACACAATCCTTATGTTGAAGCATTTTGGGAATGGTGGCCAACATTATATCCTGAGCTTGAACATTTTAGAATGACTGGTGGTGAACCAATGATGGATAAAAACACATACAGAGTATTCGATCATGTTTTAATGAACCCATCACCAAAGTTACATCTTAGCACTACATCAAACTTTAGTGCAGAAGAAAAATTATGGCAAAAATACAAAGCATACGTAACCATGCTTTGTGAAAAGCAAGGAACAGTTGAACACTTTATGCAGTATGTAAGCCTTGATGGCATGTTTGAACCAGCAGAATACATGCGTCATGGATTGGACTTTAACTTGCTTTGGGACAGAGTAAATCAGTTTCTAATAGATGTACCAGAACGTAGCAGTTTAACGTTTATTATTACAATGAATAATTTAAGCATAACAAGTTTACAAAAACTTTTTACTGCAATACTGGGGCTGCGTCAAATATACAGTAACACTTACCAACGTATATGGTTTGATACGCCTGTGCTACGTACACCCACATGGCAAAGTTTACAAATACTTCCTGAAAGCTATGTACACGAACTTGAAATAAGTAAAAAATGGATGCAAGATAATTTAGAAACAGAAGAGAACCGTTTCAAAGGATTCAAAGATTACGAAGTTGCTAGACTTGATAGAGACATTGCATGGATGCGTAGCGGACAAAATCTAGATCCAGAATATATAAAACAGAACAAAGCAGACTTCTACAGATTTTTTAACGAACATGATAGACGCCGTAATACAAATTTTTTAAAAACTTTTCCTGAAATGTCTACATGGTGGGAAGAGTGCAAATATCTTGCTAACATCTAAATCTGTATAATTATACATATGCCCAAACAAGCAAATGAAACTGACCTAAATTATAAACAACGAGTGCTTGATCCACTAAGTTCAAGTATGTGTGGCGCCAAATGGTACAATGCAACCATCTGGCTAGGGTCTGGTATGACTACAAGTTGCCATCATCCACTGCCACATAAAGTAAGTGTGGAAGATGTGATTGCTAATCCAAAGGCACTACACAACACACCTGAGAAAAAAGAAGAACGTAGACAAATGCAATGTGGTGAGCGTCCTAAGGGTTGTGAATACTGTTGGAAAGTAGAAGACATAGGCAGAGACAATATCAGTGATAGAGTCTATAAAAGTGTAATCTATGAGGACAATGCACTGCAGGCCGCATATGAACGTGATCACCAAATTGACGTTAATCTTAAGACACTAGAAATTGCATTTGATAGAACTTGTCAACTTGCGTGTAGCTATTGCAATCCTGCTTTCTCAACCACATGGGTAAAAGACATAAAGAAAAATGGTTCCTACGAAAATTTAATCAGCGACGGGCGTAATCATTTTACACATCCACATGATAGTAGTCAATTGT